GTTACTGATTCGTGGTGTAAACGTACCCATTCCATTACTGCCTGAGCACCGGATGGTGTTACTGGATCGTAAAGAGTAAATGTAATCGGATCCCATTTAGTCATACCTTTAATATAACGTTGAACGTTAATATGGTTTAATGTAACAGTTCCTGAGTTTAAAGTAACAGCACTTACACCTTTAATTTCGTATGAAGGGATACCATCAATATACATGATGAATCGGTTCGCCTGTTTTGGTTCAAACGCGGTGAAAAATATTTCGTTAGAATCTAATATTGCCATTTTGTTTTTTGTTTAATTTTATTATAAATATTTAATATTTAAATTTTTTATCCAGGGAAAGTAGCACCTGTTGGCAAGATGTTGAAATCTAGATAAATAAATTCTGCCGTTTTGGTTGGTTGGATATAAATCTGACCTACCATTTGGTTTCTATCTATCACATCTGCGGGGTTGTTACTATCATCCATGATTACTTTGAAAGCGTATAAACCTTGTTTTTGTTGTACTGTTTCTAAGTATGGGTTTACTGCAGCTAAGAATGAATTTCTTGTAGCAATAGTATTTTGTTCGAATACTAAGTTTTGAGCTACTCCTGAGATATAATTTTTAAGAGCAATTAACAAACGACGAACATTTACACGGTCAAGAGCTGATGCTTGTTTTTGTAATGTTTTCTGGCCATATACTACAACACCATTTGCAGGGAAAGTAGCTATTGGGTTTACATTACCTGAATAAAGGTTATCTCTTTGAGTTTGAGTTAATTTAGTTTCTGCTCTAACTACAAGATTTAATCCACCTCTATTAATACCTGCTGGTGCGAACCAAGGTTCAGATACTGTATCGTTATAAGCAAATACACCTGGCATCACTGTTGATGCTGGGATCCATACTAATTGACCTGAATCTGGTTCAACGATTTGAACCCAAGGCCAGTATGAAGCTGCATATGAAGTATTTCTTTGTCCTGCTTGTACTGTTACTGTATTTACACTTGAACTATAAGGAACTAAGTCAGCTATGAAAATATTATCACCTCTATTTTGAGTATTATTAATAACACTAGTCATTACTGATCCGTAATTAGTATCAGAATTATATAAACCAGGAATTACTAATACATTAAATTGATAAGCATCTTGGTTAGACAATAAAGCAACGGATGCTGTGTAGCTATTTGCAACTAATCCTTGAGTATTTGTACCATTGATTGCATTATAATAATTAGCAACTCCTGTAGTTGAACCTACTGCGGATCCAAACGTACCACTTACATTACTGTTAGCAGGCATATACGGAGCATATGCTGTTTTTGGATTGCCATTATTATCAAAATAATATGGCATTAAGAAACTTGGATTAATAGCAGATACATAAACATATCGAGAATTATTTTTGTAATTACCATAAGTTTGTACTGAGTTGGTAGCTACATCTAATTCTTCATATTGATCTCCAAGTGTTCTTGAAATAAAATTAGGAGCAGTTGGGTCTAGTGATAAACCAGTCCATGTTTCTAATACTACTTGATTGTTAGTATTATCATCACCTCTTCTGATTAATAAATCAAAGGTTCCTGATGAAGTAGAAGAGTTTTGAATTGCCCATCTGATATTATTTGTAGATCCTGAAAGTAGTGATCCGCTAATATCTACTGGGCTAGTACTATTCATAATAGTACCTTCAGAAATAGTAGTTAAAGTAAATGCACTACCACTAATAATTGCACCTGCTGTACTACCAGAAATAAATGATGAAGTTGCGGGAGAGTAAGTTCCACTTACTACTCTAGTTACAAGTAAAGTTTCACCTCCGTTAGCAAAGAAATTATAAGCAGCAATTGAAGTAAAGTAAGAATAAACATTACTAGCGCTTAAAAAAGTAGAACCAAATTTGTTAGTATAATCACTATATGAAGTAACAATAGTTGGAACTTCTACACGTCCTAATACTGTTGGTCCGACAATAGCGGCACTATTTCTAATAGGTCCTGTTGAAACGAATGAATTATCATTTTCTCTTGCAAGTACACCGGGTGATATTAATGTTTCTGCCATTTTAAAATTAATTTTGTTTTGTTATAAATATGTAAAAAATTTTCAAAAATCAGGTTTTTTTAAATATACCTGTATTGATATCTATAGTTCCTTCTCCATATTTTTGTTGTAACAAAACACCAATTTTTTCATGGGTGGTATTTATTTTATGTAACTGAGATAAAAGAGTTTGTTTTTGAGTTTGATATTCTATTTCTAAATCACCAAAACTATTAGATAACATATCTCTTTTATTTTTTAATTCTTTTAAAACGGATAATTCCTCTGGAGTTAGAACTATTTTATCCATATTAATAAATATTAAGAACCTTATTAAGAGATTCGATCACTCTAGAAGGTTTAATAGTTTTTGTACATTCAAATTGTTTATATGTATTTTTATTTTCAGGACACCATTCCCAATCACCAGGATTTAACCAGTGTTTGTTGAAACATCCTGTACATACATTAGAATCATAGTTAAAAATACGTTCACAATCTGTAAATTCACTATATGGTAAACTAAATCCTGAAATTAGTATAGTTGGTGTTCCAATTGACCAAGATAACCATGATAAACCACTTCCAACACCTATAAAGGCATCAGCATGTTTTATATCTACCATTCTATCTCCAATAGAATAGTTACCGGTTTTATCAATTACATTTTTTAATCTACCTCCTAATTTAGAATCATGCCATTTATCTCCTAAAGGTTCATGTGTAATCATTACTACTTTATAACCTTGTTTATTTAAATAATCAATTACGGATTGCCAACCACCTTTATGATTCCAATATTTAGCGTGTGCTGAGGCATGAGGAGCAATAACAACATATTTACCATCAATTTGTTTTGATTTATTAGGTATTGTAATTCTAGGTTTAAGTTCATTATATTTTAAACCTAAAACAGATGTTGATGTTTCTCCTAAAGGATGTTGTTTAAAATCAATTGGGATTTTTGTTTTTACTACTGTTTTATCATCATCATAAAACCACCCAATATTATACATTGCATATAAATCATTTACCTCTGTCCCAGGATTAACAAATTCTAATTCGGGATATTCTTGTTCAAACCATTCATTATGGAATGTAGAACAAATAACATGACATTGGTGTTTTTTTCTAAATTCATCTATAAATGGAAACCAAGCTAGTGTATCACCAATAGCTGAGGATTCTAAATGAATATAGACTCTTTTATTTTTAGCATTATAATTATGCTCAAATACTAATTCATTATTTTCTTTATCATAAACTTCAATTCTCCAATTAACAAAATATTCAATACCTGGTTTGGTCCACATATTATTTGTTATTTCGGTTTCGTATATAACTTTATCTTCTAATCTGTCGATAAATTTAATTGTATATTTTTTTGATTCAGAACCTAATACTTCTAAACATGCACCTTTTAAAAAATGAAAGGTGAATTTATTACTAATTTTTTTATAAGGTAAATTAAGTTGAGTTAGGTTGTTATATTCCTTGATTAAAACTTCTTTCATATATCTTAATTAATTTTTTTGAACGATTGCACCATGATAATTCTTGGGATGTATTTTGAATTTTTTCTCTATATAAATCCCAATTATTTAATATATCTTTTAAACCTCTATCCATTTCAAACACATCACGAGGAGCTCTCCAAGCACCATGGAAATTTGTTTCATGTTCCCAATCAGCAATAACAGGTAATCCAGATGCAGCTGCTTCAACCATTGTTAAATTAGGATGACCAGCTTCTAACATAGTTGGATGAACAAAAATATCATGTTCATGATATAATTCTAATAATTTACTATTAGGAGTATCAAAAACTAAATTTAATTTAGAATAATTTAACATCCATAAATGATCATTAAAAAATCTTTTATTATCTGATGGTCCTGCAATAGTAATTTCAAGGTCATTTAACATTGCTAATCCTAAACCATATGTAAATCCTTTTCTATCAAATGTAGGATTTCCTGCTAAACCATTGTTAGCTATCATCAATAATTTAGGTTTTGATGGTGTTTGTTTAGGTTGTGGATAAAAATCATCTGTGTTTACACCATGAGCAAAATATTTACATTTAGGATGATCGAAATAATCAACTAAAAAACGAGCAGGCATTAAAGATATAATAGAACTTTCAATTGCTTTTAAATTTTCTTTATAAACATGAGAATCTTTACCATAGTAATAAGCATGATGATCATGTAATTGGTAGATATATGGAATACCTCTTTCAGCTAACTGTATTGCTAAGTTTGCTACGTGACAATGTACAACATCGTATTCTCCAGGTTGTATATGACCTGACATTTTAATGTCTACTTCATGTCCTAATTTTTTTAAATTATTAGTAAATTCCCATACTATTTTTTCAATAGCACCCCATGTTGGAGGTGGGATAGGAATACCACAGCCTGGGTCTACTTGGCATATTTTCATTCTTGAACGAATATTAGAGGGTTATCTGTTTTACTATCTTTAATTGTTTGTTCTATAATACTAAAACCTGGGAGGTGTTTAGTATAAATTTTTTCGGCTGTGCCTATTTTTAAGCTAGCTACATTACACATCCATAAATCAATAGCATCCCAAGGAAGTGTTTCTAATAATGTTTTAATTTTTTTAGTTTTAAGATTATTAATCAAATATGATTGTGCTGGGATAAATGGGGTTACAGTTGTGTAAATGTCTTCAACTTTAGGTCCATTTAAATTTCTATCTTGCCATGGATTACCAAACCCAATAACATCCATATCTGTTTGATATGATAATCTGTTAAATCTAATTAAGGATTCATATAATTCTTGATAATTACTATCGATTATAACGTCCCCCTCTATAATTAACACAAAATCATAATCAGAATTATCATCAGCGCATATAGCATTTTTATGTGCCAAATAACACCCATAATGACCCGGAGCTAATTTATAATATCCAGGTTTATCCTGGACATCTTGGGGTCGAGCACAAGTATCAACAGGAGGTAATTCTGTCCAAATTTTATTTATTCTTTGTTCGTATTTGATACCTGTTTTGTCACAAAAATCCTTAATATTTTCTATTGAACGGATTTCTTTTGGATTAGTTTCAGGTTCGGTAACCAAATGCATTAATTTAATCTTTGTATTTGGGTTTTTTATTTCTAAATTACCATTAAATTCTAGATTTTTTACTTGAATAGTAGATATTTTAAGAATTTTATGATAATTACTAATTTTAAATTCTACTTCCATTCCCTCTTCGTATGGAAGAACTTTATAATAATCTATTTTACTTTCTACATTTAATTCATCAAAAAATACTTCATTTTTATCTTTATCATATACTGTGATTTGGATAAGTCTTGATTCTTTACTATTAGAAATTCTAATGTAAGGAGCAAACGTATTTGGAATGTTAGTAGGTAAAACTGTAAAATATTCTACTTGAGAAAAATCATGGTGGTTAAAGGTTTCTAGAATTTTTTGATTAAATACTTCAATATCTTCAAAATAAATTTGGTCTGCACTTCTTTTAAATATATGATACCACATATTTTCAAGTCCATTACTTTCACTTCCTAATTGAAAACGTAAATGTTCATATTCCTCAGCATTAAATACTTGGTGAACGTGGTCTAAAAAGAAATCTGAAGTGGAAGCATAAAAATAAGTATGCAAAGCATCACCTTCAGAGGCTTTATACTTACCAAAGTATGCTTTTTTAGTATCTAATATTTCAGATATTTTATTAATATGATATTGTGACTGTATTGTGTAATCAAAATTAATAAAGAATAATTTTTTATATCCTAAACTTTTTGCTAAGGCAGCGCCGTTTACATAATTAGAATGAACACTAGGTCCATGATAAACATCGTTATCGTTTCCTCTTAAATTAATATGTACTTTATGATCTGAATGATCTGACCAATAATTACAATAGTAAGTATGTTTTGTTAAAATATTATTATTATCAACAACAACATAGTCTGCTTTAGATTCGATTTCAAAAGGAACAGGAATATGAGATGTAACTAGTACTTTTGTTCCTCGAGCATGTATTGAATCTATTGTTTTTAATGTAGTTTCAATTACAGCATCACTTATGGGAAATGTAGATAAAACAAATATTTCTTCGTTTGGATTTGATTCTTTAATACCTAATTTTTCAGAAATTTTATTACAATTAGTTTTAAAATCATCAAATTTTAAGTAATCAATAGTTTCAAATTTATTAAAATAATTTAAATAAACTGGGAGATTATAAATTAAAGTTGGGATTTGGTTTGAGATTGCTTCTCGGATAACTAAGGGCATTGTTTCTTTATCATTATCATGCCCACGAGAGGTAAATAAAAATAAATCCATTGCCTGGTAGAAAGCATCTACATCAGATCGTTCATTCCACCAAGTTAAATTTGAAGGTTGGTTTTGAGCTAATGGTTCCCAATACCATTTAAAATTATCTGCTCTATTTCCTAAACTATGAAATTCAATATCCGGAAATTGTTTAGCATATTCAAAAAATTCTGCTTGGTTTTTACGAGATGTATACAACCCAACGTGTAAAACGTGTTTTTTAGACGGATCTAAATGTAGATTACGCAATGCCTCTTCACGATTGGGGCGTTCTATATATTCAATTGGGTATTCGACTAATACGCTTGGAATGTTGATATTTTTATATTGTTGGATTTGCCAATCAGATACAAACATAAA